GGTCTGAAAGCGCCATTTCATGCCTAGCGATCTCTTGTTGGCGTGCTAATGCTGCGGGGTCAGTGATAGATAAGATCTCATCATATAAAGATTGATTTGCGGTATCGCGTAATTTCTCTATTTCTTTTTCACGAATTTCATTTACTTTTTCAATAGACAATCCAAGACGTTCGGTTGTTTCTACTACTAAATCAAATTGATGATTTAGAGATTGCATAGAGGCTTCAAGGATGCCAATAGTTTCAGGCGTTTCGCCCATTGAATCAAAGGCCGCTGCAAAGGCCAAATCAGATAAGGCTTTGCCCAGCTCTTTTTCAGACTCCCCAAAATCAATGCCTCTTATGGCATTTTTAACCGCTTCGCTTATTTCTTTAGTTGAGGAATTTAATATTTCATCAGTCAAAGCGCTAAAAAACACATCTGGGCTTTTTGAACTAAAAATATCATCTGGGCTTGCTGCGTTACTTACTGCGCCTTCACCTTCATTTAACGCGAAGCTGAGGCCGTATCTATTGCTTGATGCAACGGCAATCTGGTCAATACTTCCACTTAGCGTCTGGCTTATCCCGGCTATAGTTTGAGTTAAAGCCGTAACAGTGTCGAAATTTTCTTGACTAAATTTATCGCCCGTTAATCCGCCGCGACCCATCATCTCACCCGTCATAGGGTTAACGGCCGCTGATTGCAAGAATGAGCTTGGCTCGGCTCCACCGAATAACGACCCTAGTCCGCCGCCCATAAATGCGCCCGCAAATATAGAAAGAGCCGCACCAACAGGCCCTAGCGTTAGTGATGACGCCAACATCCCAGCCCCTATCCCGCCAGCCGTAGAGCCTACGGATGTTCCCGTGCCTTCACCAAAAACAGCGCCCGCCGCCAAGCTTCCTGCAAAGCCCGCGCCAAGGTTTGCAATATTAACTGCCCCGCTAATTCCGCCCATTGTTCCTTCCGCAAATGCACCACCAGCGCCTGTAAACGGAGCGGATACAGTTTGACCGATTCCGAAAACGCTTTGCCCTATACCATCGACCACACTCGCAACACCCGAAGGGAGAATCGAGCCGCCCGCACTTAGCAAGGTGCTACCCATTGACAATAGGTCGCCCATGCCGCCGCCGCCCATGCTACCGCCGCCTATGCTGCCAATTCCGCCACCGCCGCCGCTCAGAACCCCTTGCAAGCCTTGCGGCCCCATGAGCTGCAAAGTAGCGGTTTCCGCCGCCATCCTGATAAAGATTTTCTTTATAGACTCTGCCGCATCCTGTGCGCTGTTAATGGAACCGCTAAACAAATCCTCAAAAGTGTCAGTCATTAAGTTTTGAATATTTTCGGTAGCAGTTTCAAACGGCCTCGACATAGCGTCGGCATATTCTTGCGCGGCCTTTTCCGCCGCTTCCATCGCGGCCTCTTGCTGCGCGTTGGCTTTTACTAGTTTTTTCGTTTCTTCAATTTGCTTGCTTTGCGCCTCGGTTAGCTTGCCATATTGCTTGCTTAAGCTTGCGGCGGCAACGTCAACGTCAAAAACGGCCTTTTGCACGCTATTCATACCCATAGCCATAGCGTCGTATTGAGCCGCTTCAGCTAGTCTGTCGATTCCGTCTTGAAGCTTCTCCAGCGCCTTTGCAGCGGCCTTGGCGGCTTTTTCGTTGCCCTTTATTCCTGCCCCTTTGCCGCCCGTGCTGCCAGATAAAGCATCTAGGGCGGTGGTGGTTTTTCCAGCCGTTCCGTTTAGCTCGTCAAGCCTTTTCATGTATGCCATAACGTCTTTAGGATCACCTAAATAGGTGGCATAGGCCAATTTAGATTCTAGGATGGCAATAGTAAGAAGCTCAAAAGTATCGGTAATGGTTACAATACCGGACGTAGCCGCATCAAGCAGGCCAGTATCAGCAAGCACAGCGGCAAAATCACGAAAAGCATTTTCCATTTCCGTAACGACGCTGTTAAAGGTCGTGGACATAGAAACCGCCGCGCCTTCGTTTGCTTTAAACGCCTCAATTAATGCCGGAACAATTTCATCGGCTGTGACCTTTCCTGTTGCAATGTAGTCTTTAAGGCTACCAACCGACATGTCCATTGCACTAGCAAGGTTAGCCAGTGTGCCGGGTAGTCTATCCGTAACCTGCCGTAAATCCTCAGTGGTGACAGTTCCGCTTGATAGGGTCTGGGACAGCCCTAAAAAGATGCCCTGCGCTTCACCAGTGCTTAACCCAAACGCTTTTATGCTATCGTTTGTTAATCTTAAGATTTGCTCTACTTGCTGATAGCTAAGAATCCCCCCTTTAAGGGCAGGCAATAGGCGCGTGAAGCCGTCACTAAGTTCTAGTAAGTCAACTTTTTGCTCGCGCGCAATGCTTCGTAAGCGCGACATGGCTTCGGTTGCTGCATTAGCGCCACCAGTTGCCGCGTTTAATCTCGCTTCAAGCTGCTGAAGTTGGGCGCCTGCATTAACAATAGATTTTAACGCGGCGACACTAAACGCGGCGGCTACTAGCGGTCCAAGCAGTCTAAACCCAGCCGATAAGCCAGCCATTTTTTTATTGGTTTTTTCTGCTTCGTCCCCAGTGTCTTTAAGGCCTTTTTTTGCGTTACGAAGCCCATTTTGAAGGTTAGTCGTTTTGGCTTTTAATTCGATTACTAATTCGTTAAGTTTAGCCATTAGATTTTCGCTCCAAGCGCTTGTTCATTTCTAAATCATGTTTTATTTCAGCAACTTCATCACGACTTAATTTTGCGCCTTTTGGTTTCGCAACGCCATTCACTGCCCGCCATCCCGCCATAGCGCGAAACACGTCCCATGGAGTGCTACACCAGAAATCCGAAGGACTCCAATGCAGCACGCCATAAGAAAATTCAGCAAAGCTTTTTATCATATCGCCTAGTTCGTCATCACTAGGCTTTATGCGTTTTTTGCCGCACCCGCGCCAATCGTTCCGCCCTCAGACGTGAAGGAATCCAAGGTAATTAGCAGAAGCTTAACAGCCGCGCCTTTTCCGCCGGATTCTTCACCATCAAGCGTGCAAAGGATACCGCCATCAAAAAGCATCTTACCAATCTCATCTGCGCTATACTTGTTCACGTTTTGAGCGCGTAAGCCGCAACTTAAAATTTCAGCCATAACAGTGGGGTCTAAAGAAGCCGCCGCCATTTGAATCTGAACTAGTGAGCCAGTGCCTAACGCTTTTTTGATGCGCTTCATAAAGTTAAATGACGGTGTAAGCTCGTAATGCTCGCCTTGGATTGTGATTTCTACTGATTGCATGTTGTACCTATGCTGCTGTGTAAGTTGGTGCGCCGGAAGAATTGAGGGTAATAGTAAATTGCACCTCTGCATCATTAGCGCCGCTGGTTTCATAAGAAGCGATCAACATTGCTGCAAGAATGATGTCACCTGATGGAAGTACGATTTGATAATTGTTAATGCTATTATCAAAAGCGTGACCGCGCACAATTTCGTCGTTTGCGTCGTCTTGAAAAACACCATCACCGGACATGGTAAACGACTGAACGCCACCAGCTGCTAGCAATGTCTGATAGTGCGAGGAATCCTTAGTTGTTACGTCAAGGGGGGAGTTGTTAAAAGAAAATGAAGTATTCCGCAAACCGGCTAGGGTAACGAAAGCCTCCGGGTCTGCTGCATCGCCTACTTTTAATAAATAGGTATTACCTGAAGAAGCCGCCATGATTATAATTCCTTATTAGTTTTTAAGTTAAGATAGCTATCTAAATCTACTTTATTAAAGCACGTTATGTCGCTGAAAACATCTGCGTTGATAATTGTCAGCCCGTGCTTTAGTTTATTAATAGATGTAAATTCCTTGTCGCGTTGCTTGCTATTTTCATTGCAAGCTTTGCGGTTTATTAGGGTTTCGCTTTTCGGTTCATCGCCTTGGCAATCGAAACCAATCAAAATAACAGTTTCAGCTCCAAGTTTCTTTGCAAGCAAAATACTATTTGCGCCTTCACTCATGCCGCTAGATGCAGGAAGCGAAACCGTTTTAATTCTAGGGTGACTGCTTAGCGCCTTAATGGTGGTGTAAACCTTGCCATTAAATCGCCAAAAATCACTTACTGGTAGGCTATCTCTGCATCGGTTGTAAAAATCTATCTTAGTAAAGAACATAACATCAGCGCTCTTTAATTGGCGATAAACCGTGCTTAAGGCAATGCACTGCTTGCCCTTCAATAAACCAAAGTCAAACCCCGCAGGAAGGTTGCTGCCGCTTACAATGTAGACAGGCTGGCTCTTATCAAAAACAGCTTTTTCAGGCTTTTTTGCTAATGGCTTTTTTTTAATCATAGTTAAACGTCCTGTACTGTTATTCGCAAGCGCTGCACGCCATGATAATAATGATCCCCACCAATTCCGCTTGCACCCTCTTGCATCGTGTTTTCGAACTCGATTCGTGATTGAACAACCTTAAACCCCGTAATAATAACATTTTCTGACTCATTATGCAAAGCCGTTCTTATAGCGTCCTGCATATTCATAACGCTTTCAAAGCTGCTTTTGTTCTTGTCCCACGAATGTATCTGCATAGTGTACTCTTGCGAGTCACTCGTTTTTGTGTCGTTTACTAGGCCGCTAATATCAGATATGGCAACATAGGGATAACTCGCCCCTTGCGGAACATGGCTATAAACATCCTGCGAAAGCTGGCTGTTAAGCCTTGCCCAAACGGCCTGCAATACCTTGAAATTATTTGTTGGCATTTTTTTCCAGCTCCTTGTTTATCTCTCTTTTCGTCAGCTTTAAAAGAGTTTTTTGATTTTTCTCAAAGGCGGGCTGCATGAAGGGGCGAGGCAACATATTTTCCGTTCCGAACTCCAGAGCTATGGCATAATTAACATCATCAGATCCACCGCCCGCGATAATATTCGACCCGTCCTCTTTGTTCTCTACGCGAATGCTTGCCACTAAAGCCCCTTGGTCGGTTGCGGGGGCTTGCCCAGGGGCTGATGACTGGTGGGTGCGTTTAGGCAGATACTTTTGATAAGTCACACCGCTTTTCGTTCCGCCTTGCACTGACTGCTTTGCATCCGATTCCATAAGCCTTGCGCCCATGTTTAACGCTCCTAAAACGCTTCGCGGGATAACATCGCCTAGCTTGGCTAAGGAGCGGCTTATATCGGCTATCTGGGCATCTACTGATTCAGTCAAGTTGCTGTTCCTTCCGTAGCCATCAATTCTAATACTACATCAGACTCATCAATATTTAACACTTCCGTTATGTTAAATACCCTGCCGCTCCATACAATGCGGTTGGCGGTTGTTATGCCGGATTGATATTTCATAATAATTTTATGAGATATAGCGGTTTCCATTTGCTGCGCTCGCCATTTTTCGGAAGCTGATAAAGGTGAAATAGACGCCCACGAAAGCAAGTACGAATCCCAAACCTCAGAGAATCCGCCTGAATTATCCGAAACCCTTGAACGGCTTTCAATGCTAATCCTTTTATCCATGTTGATTTTTGCGTATTTTGAGCTGCATATTCTAGCCATTGCGCGACACCCCGTCTAATATTCTATAGCGGTTTAGCATCGCCATTGAGGATTCGGGGGAGTCGCAATATTGCCGCATCTCATACATTTTTTGAACGTGCATTTGGATTGCTATTTTTATTGCGGGCGGAACATCCGAAGCTGCCTCGCCATATCCCGAAACATATTGAACCTTTACCGCTGCCGTGTCGCGTAAATTGACAGGCCATGTTCCGCTCTGATTGAGCGATACGCGAGCGCCTGCCGTGTCCACAAAGTAATTACTTGCACCAAAAACATTGGCAGAATTGTCATAATCATAGGTAGTGATATTTGAGACACTAACCAGTTTTGGAAAGGGGATTTCGATTGAGTTTGCTTTTTTGTGTATGGCGTTTTGAGAGACTTGCCTTGTTCCGCTCCACCATTCCGAGTTGCTTGAATAGGGGAACCCGTCAAGCGTCAGCAATAGGGTTCTATTAATAAAGC